ATATAACTTATATTCCTGTAATTGGTCCTATGAGTGCGCCATCAGGAACTGCAAAAACAGCTTCTATAGATGGGTATGCTATTCAATCTGGAAATAAGATATTAATAAAATCTCAAGCTGATGGTACTAAAAATGGCATTTATACTACTGTTGTTAATAATACTTACACTTTAGTAAGAGCTAGCGGTTTAGCTACAACTAGTGACCTTTATGCTTTAGGCAGAGTAGTATTTAACAATAGAACATTTGAATTGAATTTACCTGAAGATTCTACTGTTTATAGTTTAGGTGCTTCTGCCTTAAATACACCATTATTCTGGAAAAGTGTTGGCTCAGAATATACTATTAATGTAGCGGGTTTAGCTCATACTAATTTCTCTAATTTAAGTGCCTTGCCAGATAATATAAATGGAATTGCTACAACTCAAAATGATAAAATTTTATTCATTGCTCAATCAACAAGCTCTGAAAATATTGTTGCAAGAATCAATAAATTTACAGAACCTAATCTTGTTCGTGTCGGAAATGGTTCTTCGACGACACAATTTCAAATAGCAAGTTTATATGTTAATGATGCTAATAGAAATTTAAATTATGAATTATATTATAATCCATCTAACACATCAGTAGGATCAGATTCAATTCAATGGTTCCAACAAGGATTGATTTCAAATTTTACAAACTGTTCATTTGCTAGTACAACAAACTTGACATTAAATTCTAATTTAAATATTCCAGGATCTCAAAAAGGCGATAGATTACTAGTAAAAGATCAAACAGATAAATTGCAAAATGGAATTTATTCAATAGATGAATTAGTTACAAATTATTTAAATAGACACGAAGCTTTAGATACTTCTTCTGAAATATCTATTAATCAAAGAGTCAATGTTATAAGTGGAATTGCAAATAGTGGAGTTTATGCTTTGGTTTATGATGAAAGTTTGACACCAGCTATAGATTCAACAAATATATTCTGGGCAAAAGTAAACACAAACTCATATCTCAATAATGCTAAAGCTGCTACAGTTTCAGAAGTTTCTCTAACTAATCCACCAAGTAAAGTTGATGATGTTATATTGCAAAAATACGATAGAATTTTAGTTAAGAACCAAACAGATAAAACTACAAATGGAGTTTATGTTGTTTCTTCAATTGGATCTTCTAATATTTGGGCAAGATCTACTGATTTAGACGGAAATAGTGAATTATTACCACAACTTTCTATTCAAGTTGGCTATGGCACAACAAATGCTGATAAAAACTTTAGAATTAAATTGCCAACTCCAAGAACTATAACAAACGCTCAAGCTACAGCTTATATTTTGGGTACTGACAATGTAGATTGGATAGATACAGCAAACTTTCAAATATATAATTCATCACCAGAAGCTTGGCAATCATTACTTTCTGGCTATGAGAATTCTGTCTTTTTAGGTGGTGCTAAATTAGGTGTTGATCAGACAGCTAAAAGTAAAAGTTTTGGTATTGCTGTAAAAACACCTAGTTCTACTGTGCTTTCTACTAATAATATTACCTCAAATGGGCAGGTAAGAAATATGAAATTCAAAGTAGAATACATTATAGCAAAAGATTAGTAAAGGTATTACCCTCTACTATTTTAAAATATAGTATTAACAATTTATCAAGAGAGATAAAATATGCAAAATTTAGAGTCCCAGTTACATACACTTTTAGAAGATATTGCACCAGACGCTCACTCACACGAAGAGCAAGCAAAAATTATTGCTTTAGCTTCTGCAACTATTTCTAAAAAATTTACTGCAAGACGTTTTGCAAAGGCTGATGGTAGAGTCTTAGAATCTCAAATGACTGATGCAATTTTAGTTGCTATGTCCACACTATCTACTTTTGACAACGAAGATGATGAGATTTTTGATGCCAGAGGGCTTTCTCATACACAATTGATCAGAAGAGTCGCAAACGAAACCAAACCAAGTTGGGGACAAATGGATATATTAAATCCTGATGTCATTGAAGATACATTCTCTTTTGAAAAAGAAGATGAGCCAGATTCTGAAACTAAATTAGAAAATGCACAACAAACCACAGAAGCATTTGACACTCCTGGAAGAGGAAGACATCGTTCAGATTTTATTTCAGCTCCAATAAGATAATATGAAATACGTTAAATTAGCTCAATTGCCTCCAATGGATCCTATGATGGGTATGGGTATGCCAACTGCTCCTATGGCTATGCCTGCACCTATTGAACCTCCATCTGCTCAAAAACAAATCAAAGTTCCTCTTGCTAATCTAGGCTTAATTTTAGCCGACGCTGAAATTGAAAAAAAATTATTAGAGCAATTTGAAGATGATGAAAATGGTATTGCTAATGATGTTTGGATGCAATATGGTGGAGAAGAAGATGGTGGAGTAGATCAATCTAAACGTGGCAAAAGAAAAGACTCTGAAGAAGCCGCAGAAGAAGAAATAAAAGCTACTGATAAAACTAGATGGAAAAGATTACCTGAGGGACAAAATTTATTAGATTTAAAAATATCTCTTGATGATTTTGCAAACGCAGTAAAGTTTTTATCTTTCGGATTTGCTAAGAATAAAGGGAAAGAACAAGGTGCAGCAGCTGGCGGTGGTGGAATGCCTGGTATGGCATCAAGAAAACTTGATACTATGGTCAAATTAGCCCATAATTTTGATTTATTAGGGTTGTATAGTGTGGCGGATCGTATCTTGTAGAAAATAGCCAAATTTGCTTGTTTTTGGTATAATGCTGTGATAAATTAAATCACAGCATTTTTTTATGCTTGTATTCGGAATGAAACGAAGGAAAGCAAATGGCAAATCAATACAACGAAGACTCCATTCAGATTTTGGAGAGCCAGGAAGCAGTACGCACACGTCCTGCTATGTATATTGGTGATACTGGTAAAAAGGGACTTCACCACCTTGTTTGGGAAATTTTAGACAACTCTGTTGATGAGCATATGGCTGGGTATTGTTCCAAAATTGATGTCATTGTTTCAAAAGACAATCGCACTCTGACTGTAATTGATAATGGTCGTGGTATTCCTGTTGCAGTAAAGCAAGAAGACCTTAAAAAGCGTTCTACTTTAGAGATTGTGCTAACCGAATTACACGCTGGTGGTAAGTTTGGTGATGATGGTTCTGGCTATGAAGCATCTGGTGGTCTTCACGGTGTTGGAGCTTCTTGTGTAAACTTTCTTTCAATAAATCTTGATGTTGAAGTTTATCGAGACAAGAAAAAGTATCAATTATCTTTTGAGCGTGGTATTCCAGTTGCTCCTGTCAAAGAAATAGGTAATTCATCTTTAACTGGAACAAAAATTTCTTTCACCCCTGACTATAATATTTTTGGTCAAATTCCTGTGGAAGATGCTTTCCGTGAAGTACTTGTTGACGATTTTGAAATAGATGAAGTGTTTGCTGAGTGTTCTGGTAAATGGCGAAAAGCATTAATCAACGGACCAGTCAATGGTGTTGTTTTCTTTGATGTGTTTAAGTCAACAAATATAAATGAACAAACTTTAGATGTCATTTATAAAATTTGGAATAAGCGCTCTAATGATAATATCCATTTTGATGAAACTGTTATAATTCGCCGTTTAAAAGAAACAGCTTATCTAAATGGTGGACTAAAAATTGTTTACAAAAATGAGCACACTGGAACCAAAGAAGATTTTTACTTTGAAGGTGGAATTGCTGATTACGTAAGCTATCTTTCATCTACACGTTCAAATCCTTATCCATCAAAGCCATTTTATTTTGAGAATAAGTCTGGAAAAGTAAATGTTCAAGTTGCATTCCAGTACTCAGAAGATGATGATGAGACAACCTATGCATATGCTAACAACATTAACACTGCTGATGGTGGTACTCATCTTAGTGGTTTTAAAACATCTATCACAAGAGTTGTAAATCAATTTTCTCGCTCTTCAGGTGTTATCAAGGAAAAAGAACCTAATTTGACTGGTGAGGATATTCGTGAAGGTATTGTCGCTATCATCTCAGTTCGTCTTCCTCAGCCTCAATTTGAAGGACAAACCAAGGGCAAACTTGGGTCACCTGAAGTTGAAAGCGTTGTGAACAAGCTTTTCTCTGAAGCACTTGTTGAATATTTTGAGAAGAACCCATCAATTTTCAAGATGATTGCTGAACGTGCATTACGCTCTGCTCGTGCTAGAGCTGCTGCAAAGAAAGCATCTGAATCTATCAAGCGCCAAGGATTTTTGGGCAAGTCAGGTTCTCTTCCAGGTAAATTGTCTGACTGTGATACTGAAGATGTATCTATTTCAGAATTATTCTTGGTTGAAGGCGATTCTGCTGCTGGATCTTCAAAGGGTGGTCGAAATCCTATCACTCAAGCGATTCTTCCTATCCGTGGAAAAATTATTAATCCAGAGAAGAATGAACTTGCTAAACTTCTTGCAAATGAAGAAGTTTCTGCACTCATTTCAGCAATTGGAACTGGAATTCGTGATGATTTTAAGATTGAAGATTTGCGTTATGGCAAAGTTATCATTATGACTGATGCTGATGATGATGGCGCTCATATTGCTGCTCTTTTGATGACATTCTTCTATCGTTTTATGCGTCCTCTGGTTTTAAAGGGTCATTTATATCTTGCAAAACCACCTCTATATCGTGTGACTGTAAAGAATGTTCACAACTATATCCACACTGAAGAAGAGCTAAATTCCTATCGTGCCAAGTATGGTGATAAAATAGATGTGACACGATTCAAGGGATTGGGTGAAATGGATGCTGATGAACTTGGACACACAACTATGGAAATTGGCACACGTCAAATAATCAAAATTGGTGTTGAAGATGCAGAAGAAGCTTCAAATATGCTCAGTGTTTTAATGGGTAATGAAGTAGGTCCACGTAAGGCTCATATTATCAAGAAGTCTTTTGAACGTAGTAAGGAAGTTGTAAACTAATGGCAAGGAATCTTAGAGTCAAGAGTGATGTGGAAGCATCACTCTTGACGGATACAATTCTTGAGAGAAATTTTGTTGATCTTATTGATGAACGATTTACTAACTATGCTTTTGCAGTTATGGAAGATCGTGCATTACCAGATGCTCGTGATGGTCTAAAGCCATCACAGCGTCGTACTCTTGTTGCTATGGATGATCTTAAGCTCCGTGCATCAGGCAAAACTAAGAAGTGTGCAAAGATTTGTGGTGATGTCTCTGGAAATTACCACCCACACGGAGAAGCTGTAGTTTATCCTACCCTTGTTCGTATGGCACAAACTTGGTCATTGCGTTATCCACTTATCTCTCCGCAAGGTAACTTTGGTTCTCCTGCCCCTGAAGATAAACCAGCTGCAATGCGATATACAGAGGCAAAACTCTCTTCATTTGGCGATTTGATGGTAAATGAATTATCTGATCAGGTAGTTCGTTATCAATCAAACTACAATGATGAAATGATGGAGCCAACTGTTCTTCCATCACTATTCCCTAACTTGATTGTTAATGGATGTAGTGGTATTGCAGTTGGATGGGCAACAAATATGGCACCTCACAATTTACGTGAAGTTGCTAAGCTTGTTGATGCTTATATTAAAAACCCAGACATTTCAACTGAAGAAGCATTGCAAATTGTTCCAGGTCCAGACTTTCCAATTCGTTGTAAGGTTTTAGGCTTAGATGGTATTCGTTCATATTTTACAAATGGACGTGGCACTGTTCAACTTGAAGGCTACTACGACATTGTTCAAGAGCGTAATCAGGAAATTATCAAGGTAAGTGAATTGCCTTATGGTAGTAGTGCTGAAAGCTTTTGCCGTGAGATCAAAGAACTTGTTGAGAGTAAGAAAATTGAGGGTATTACTGGCCTTAAGAACCTTACAAGCAAGAAGGGTATGGATGTTCGTATCTGGCTTCATAAGAGTGTAAGTTCTCAAGTTATCTTGAACCAACTTCTCAAGCGTACATCTCTTAGAACAAGTTTCTCTGTCAATTCCACTGTTCTTATGGATGGTAAGAAAGTTGTTGAGAATGTATCTATTCTTCAACTGGTAAAGGCATTTGTAGATCATCGTAAAGAAGTTCTGACAAATAAATTTACAGCTGAACACTCAAAGAATAGTGCCCGTATTCATATTCTTGAGGGTCTTCTTGGAATC